AACCCACGATTGCTAATCATTTTAATAATCGCTTCAAGATAGTTTACTTTTTCTTCTTGCATACCAATCTTTAGAGAATGGTCAATGATATCATTATCTGCATCGAGGTAAGTAGATATATCTTGTCTTAGAATTTTAAGAGGCTGTGGTGTCCAACCATAGTCTTTCAATTCCTCAGAATCTAGTTCGCCTTTATAATATTGTTCTTTAAGAAGTTTCAATTGTTTGTATTTGGCACGAAGCTTTTTAAGTCTCATACCTTCTTCCATGTAAACACGAAAGTACTTGTTGTGTAGTTTGGGAATATTGGCACTTTCGCCAGATACGTTTGTTTGGTCTATCTCACTATCTTTAGACCACATCTCATATATTTCTTCAATCTTCATAATATAACTCCGTCAGAATTCAAGCGTGTTTCATTATATAACTATTTGAGTTATATGTCAAGTATTAAATTGCATCAATGGTATAGGACGCATATCTAAAAGTGATATCACAAGTAACATAGTTGATATCGGATTCTGTAGTATTCATTGCAATATCACCAATATTAGTAGGGAACATATCTTTGAATTTTACTTGAACACCAGCGTTTTGTTTACTATCTAATAGAAACAAACTAGCATCTGAATATAGACCATCGCCTGCAATTAGGTTTGAATGCTGTTCAAACTCTTCTGGATAAGTCAAGCCCTTGAGCCATCCGACGATTTCTTTGTAACCTGCTACGTATTCATCTACTCGTATGTTAGCAACAAAATCTTGATACTCTATTCTATCGCCATGTCTATACACTGTTTTGAAAGGCGTTGGTTGTTCTGTGACACCAGATCCCATACCAGGAACGTTTGCGCTTTGTACAAAATAAACTATGTTCGGTAGTCTAGAGAATACCAAGCGAAAGCCTGTGGGCGATAGAAAGTTTTGCTTTATGTTTAGATTTGGCATAAGTCATCCTCTAGCGTTTCTAATACTATTTATATGAGCATGAAAAAGGGGCGCATAAAGCGCCCCAGTTTGTCCGATTGTGTTCGGCTTCTTATTAAAGAATGTTTGTAATCGCTGTACGACGGTAGTAAACGTTTGCGTCTGATGTAAGACCGAAATCGTTGTCTCCGTCAACCCACTGTGTCGCACCTTTTGCGAATGGGTTAGCAACCATGCCGTAGCGAGTTTTGAAGCCCAGTTTTGACTGGAAGCTGTTTTCGCCAACTGCACGTACCATTTGTAGCGGTACATATGGGCAATAGAACAAGCCAGCATCAAATGCGCTAGAACCTTTATAGCCAACTACTAGGTAGTTTGAGCCTGCATATGGATCGATGTATACACGGAAGCGACCGTTTAGAACACCTGCGAAAGTGTTACCTGTATCATCTGGGTTCAAGTTGTTGCTGTTTAGAGCAGGTGTGTAATCTAGTACACCAGCCATTTGTAGAGCAGATGCGATATCTGATGAACAAACGATGATGTTACCTTTACCACGACGAGTTGCGATTGCGATAGCATTTGCTTCACGCTCGATTTGGAACATTAGACCTTTGAATTTTTCAACTGACCAACGACCATTTGCGTCTACGTCTAGATCAAAAGTACCAGCGTTTGCAACACCACTTTGTGAACCAGGAACCGCAGTACGAGTTACTGTGCGAACAACCTCACGGTTGATTTCTGCTAGTAGCTCAGAAGATAGCATGTTAGCTAGTTCTGCTTCTGCGTCAAGACCGTGAATTGCTTTCAAGTCTTGTGCTAGTTCTGTTGTGTACTCTGCTTTCAACGCACGTGATTTCGCTTCGACAGTTACTTTGTCGATTGAGAATGACATTTCTGCAAAGTCAGTACCAACGCCGTCACCTAGTGCTTCAGCAGCTGCTGTACCCATACCTGTACCGGCACCGGCATTAGCGCCTTCACCAGAGAATGCTGGGTTTGGCTCTGCGTAAAACGCTTCGTCACCAGATGTTACTCCGCCACGTGTTGTTTTGTAGTTTGAACGCATTGCAAAGATCAAGCCTGTTGGACCTGTCATTGGCTGAACGCCAGCAATGTCATATGCGATTAGGTTAGGCATCGCACGACGAACTAGTGAGATAAGTACTGGATCGTAATTAGCAACATTAGCTGTGTTGTTTGTTGGGGCTGCTTCTAGTAGAGCAGCGGGTGAGTATGACTGACCCTCTTTAACCGCATTTTCTGTGTTCTCTAGTAGAGTAGCAGTCACTGCGCTTTTGTGAGAATCTTGGATGCCTGGTAGAGCATCATGCTCTAGAATTGGCTTCCACTTATTAAGAAGTTCTTCGTTTCTCATTTGGTTTTCTCCTTTTTGGATTTCATCTAAGATTATTTATAAAAACTTATGTTTTGACAATGCGAGCCATTGCATCGGCATACGCAGCAATTGTTGGATCTGCAGCAGGAGCTTTTACGGCTTCTTCTACTTCTTCCTCTAGCATTTCAGTTTCGTCTTCGACCTGAGTAGTGGCTTCGGCAAAGTAGCTTTCTTTGATTACTTCAAGCTTCTTTGTGAAGTCAGTGGTTGTTTCGAAAGAGACGCCTTCTGATAGTGTACGTAGTTTTTCTACTTGAGTGTCTGTTAGACCTTCAGATAGAGAATTGAACGCTACGTCACGCTCTAGAGCTTCTTTTTCTTCCTTGATAGAGGACATAGCTTCGAACATTTCATTATACTTTGAATTTTGCTCTTCTAGCTTTTCTTCCATCTCAGCAATAGCATCTTTTGTTTCATCGTCAATTTCTAGGTTGTGTTCTGTAACAAGAGATTTGATGCCATCAAATAGCGACTCTGCAACTTCAACTTTAAAGTTACTTTCAATAGCTACTTCATTTTGAGCAACCCATTGCTCAATTACATAATCTAGGTAAGTGTCAACTTTTTCTACTAGATCGTTTACTGCTAGTTCTGTCTGCTCTGCCAAGTCAGCGTCGAACTTCTCTTCTAGTTCTGCACGAACCGCTGTAGTTTTGTCTTGTACAGCTGCTTCGAAGATAGCAATAGTTTTTGTTTTAAAATCTTCTGATAGCTCTTCACCTTCAAAAAGAGATGAAACAGCTTCTTTTAGACCTTCGTCATTAGTACCTTTTGATGGACCATCGTCAGCGACTTTATCTGCTTTTGGGTCAGCAGCTTTATTAAGATCAGCTTTACGGTTTTTACCCTTAGGTGAACCGCCTGCAGGTGTAACTGGATCCATGTTTTCTGAATCTTCGCCAGTAGCCTTTGCTTCATCAAGCTCTAGGTCCTGATCTAGATTCTTTTCTAGTTCTTTATCCATTTTACTTCTCCTTTTATGAAAGTATTACATTCTATTCTTTATTTATATTATTTACTATTTTGAGATGGATCCCAAAAACTTAGCAAAAAGAACAGAGGCCTTCTCTTCCAAATGACGAGAAGAAACTTTCGCAATTTCTTTAATCTCTTCTTCAATTTCGTCAAATGTGTTAGCAGCAGTCCATGAGGATGAAGCTACATCATACACCCACTCTACACCTTCCATGACACCTTTTACAAAAGCGTCTGGCGCAGAGGGATCTGCTACAATATCACCAGCTGTGGCTAGCATGAAGTCACTTTGAACTTCCATTACTCCACTATCATTCTTTTTGATAGAGCCCATACCACGTGATGAAATGCCTAAGTTACAGTTTTCGTCAATAAGATTTTTAACGATCTCACCCATAGGGGTTGACATAACTTTAGCTCTACCTACTACGTTAGAACCTTCTTCACGTAGTTCGGTAAACATATGAGACACACGATCTAAATTAATTGTAGGACCACTTGGGTGCCCTAATTCTCCGTATGCTCTATTCTTCTCAATATAGTTTTCAGAATATCTTTTTGTCTCGTTCATAAGAACTTTAGATGGGTACTTACGACCATTGCGATTTGTGATATCGCCTTGCATGATAATACCTTCGATAAAATAATTCTTTTTACCGTCTTCTGAGGATTCAGTTAGATAACTAACTTCTTCTGTGAGTTCTTTAATGAGTAGTGACATATTTCTTTCCTTTATGCTTTATAAGCTACTGGTGAAGCATAAATTGGTGATGCTCCTGCAGTGCCGTCTAGCTGACTAGTGCGTTCTTTTTCCATAAAGACTCTTTCACCAGCTGCTAACCAAATGTTAAATCCAGTGGCAACATCTACAACTAATGCTGGGGTAGCTGCTGTGTTAACAACAGAAACTAGTGCGGCGTCTTGAACGCTATCTGCACCACCTTGAATGTCTACTGCAGTACCAGTGGATCTAAGAATACTTGGCATTTACATTGCCTCCTTGGCAAAATTAATAATCTCTTCAAAGCCAGTTTTGCTTTGCATCATACGAGATTCCATCTTCTTTTTGTTAGAACCATTTAATTCTGAAAATAGGTTTTCTACTGCTTTAGCTTCTTCTTTAGATAGTTTAACTCTTGAGCCATCTTTAAGCTTCATGTTACCAGCTTTGACTGCTTCCATCAAATCAAACTCTTCTTTCATAGCCATCTTAGTTGCAGTCGCATACATAACATCTTTTGCTTTATCGCCATAACGCTTTTTGAAATCACCCATCTTGTCTTTCATAGACTTGACGATTTCTTCACGCTTTTTCATTTGGTCATCTGTCATCTCTTCTTCGGAGATTTCTTCCGCAAGCTTTTTGATATCTTTATACATAGGGACACCAGCGCCATGTGGCTTTGCTCTTGCTTCTGCTTTCCTAATAGCTTCTGCTGTATTACGGCCCGTTACTGTTTGTGCAGGATGTTTAGTTTTAAATGTTACAGTCCATTTGGGCTGCTTCTCTTCATAAACTTCTTCATCTTCGCCTGTTTCTAAATCAGCTTGGCGTTTCTTTTTTGTGGTCTTAGCAACAAATTGATCATCCTTTGCTACTGGGTGATCTTGCTTAGTCGCAATGTGTTTATCCATGAAACGCTTTTCGTCTTCGCTTTTTGGCGGATTAACTGTTTCATCAATTTTTAAAAAGTCTGAAAAGGATTTCATTTTCGTTTCCTTAGTCTGTTTCGTTTTCTAATTCAGGTTCTTCAGTCTCAACTTCTACTGGCTCATCATCAAGTTCTTGCTCATCAACTTCCATTGCACCAAACATCTGATCATACTTACTTGATAGGGCTGCATCCATCTTGTCGGACATAACTCCACTAAATGTATCTTCAAAATCAACTGCATTTCCATCAAATGCTTTTGAAAGCATATCTTTAATATCACTCATAATATTCTCCTTTAAATATATAACTATTTATTTGATTCGCAATTTCGTCAATCAAATATCATCTTCATTTTCATCGTCAGGGTTTTCTGCCTGTTCTTCTTCGATTTCTTTCTTCATGTCCTCAATAACGTCTTCACTCATTTGAAGAATGTTCTTTTGAATCCATTTCTTAGAGTAATAGTTACCTGTGTACTCATCAATATCACGTAGCAATTGCATACGATTAGAAATGATTTCAGAACTCTTAAGTTCTTCGAAATGGTTATCTTTCATGAAGTCATAACGAATATTTTGTTGAATATCAGGCCATTCTTCAGGTGTAATGATACCCTTAAGAATGAGTTGCTTCTCTAAAATCTTATCGAATAGAATAGAAAAACGGGCACGAAGTCTACGAATAAACTTAGAGAACTTTACTTCATCTCTTGTTATCTCTGATGCTCTGCCTAGTGAAAAGCCACTATCTGACTCCATACGAGACAAAGGAACGTTAAGTGCTGTAAACAATCTCTTTTGGAAATACAAGATATCATCTAGTTCTCCAAGATTTTGACCACCAGGCAACGTAGTGATTTCAGTACCTTTACCACCTTCTCTACGTGGCAACCAAAAATCATCTGTCATAGACATATGCTTACGGTCGTCTTTAATCTCACCAGTAGCTGCATCATAGACAATTCTATTCTTATGCTTGACCATCATATCACGTAGATATTGCTCGGCCTTTCCTTTAGGTAGATTGCCTACATCAATATAAAAGATACGGCGCTCGGGCGCACGTGAAATTCGATAGATAACAGCGGCATCTTCCATCATACGAAGTTGGTTTAAAGGCTTATATGCCTTATGTAAATGTGATAGTACTAGACTATTCTTTTCATTCAATACACCAGAATTACAATTGATAACAGAATCCTTTGCAATTCTCAATCCCTTAAGAGACGTATTATCAAATGATGATGTGTGGCTGTTATTATTAAATAAGAATCCTTTTTCATTAAAAACATAATACTCATTTTTAATGGTCTTTATGAAGGACTCATTATTGTTAGCGCCAATCTTTTCCTTTTTAAACTCTCTTACTTTGCGAATTTTTCTAGGATCAATATAGCGTAGTTCAATAATACCTTTCTTTGGCGCTGATTCATCTATAACAACGTGATAGTTAAGACGACCATCTACATACCATTTTTGAAAGATATCGTAACCTTGATTTGAGAAGTCTAACATCTTTAACGTAGAGTCAAATTCTTCCCTAATTTTCTTTTTGATATTGACACTTAGATCAAGATCATCTGTTACACACTCAACGGGTTTTTCGTCAAATGTAATATTTACCGATTCATTAATTATATCATCAACTGCTTGTTGTACTTCTGGCTGTTGAAGCATAGTTCTATATCTTTGAACTAGTTCTGCTTCGCTTTTAGCTGCACCATCAAGGTCAACAAAAGTTGACATAGAACCGCCGGCAGCAGTGATATCCACTGCTCCTTCATTATTTTCAGGCTCGACAAAAGATTTGACGTTCTTGTCATCTTTTTCGATTCTTCGTTTTATTTCAAATCCGAATAGTTCCATTATTCACCTCTGTAGCGTAATGTTTAGGGGAGACGAATCTCCCCACAACATTATTTATGTGTTACGCTACGGTGCCTGCGTTACCAGTTACACCACCGCTTACTTCCCAATAATCATACTGGAATGTCACATCAAAGCGTTCAATATCGTCTGTAGTGTTCCAATCCATAGCAATTGCTGCTACGTTTGTTGGGAACAACCCTACGTAATTGTACGTTCTTAGCGGAACACCAGTCTTAGAGTACTGAGTAATTTGTGCTTGCGATTTGTACTGCGCCGGTGAAGCACTATCAAAATTTCTAAGATTACCTTGGTGTGAGTTGATATTTGCCATCCACTCTTCCATTGCATTTCTAATTAAGAAGTCTTCATCGTTGATTACAGTTACCGTCCACTCTGCGAATGTTCGATCTCCTGCGATTTTTACTTTTCTACCGAAGTATGGGACTTCAATGATTCCCATTGTTGACTCCGGAATAGTCGAAGCTTGAACCATGAAAGGAGTTTTAAGATCGCCTGCGCTATTCACTGGGTTCGTAATTTGAACCTGGAATAGTGAGGCTTTCGCTCCTCCGAAAGTTAGCTGAGACTTCATTTCGTTGATGTTAAAAGCCATTTTCGTCTCTCCTTTTTACCTATTTATTAAAGCTGACCTACGATTTCGTTGAATTCTACACCTGATCTGACAGCAACAAAGTTGAGTTGAATAAAGTTAATAGCTCTTGCCGGTTTAATGTAGATATCACCTACAAACCGATTAGTATCAACTATATCTGGTGTGTTGTTCGTTTCATCGCAAACAACTCTAAAGTCATAGATACCACGACGGCCTTGAACGTCACGTAAGAATGGTTCTATTAAGTTCACAAACTGCGCTCTTGTGAAGTCATCATTAAATTCGAATAGAGTGAATTTAGATGCTGTAGAAATCGCTTTTTCTAGAACGATAAACAAGCGACGGACGTTAATGCGGTCAAAAGCACTTGGCTTAGATTGCATAGTCTTATCACCAAAGAGTAGAGTTCCTTGACCAGATTGTGTAATTACTGGGTTGATACCTACTTTGTATAGTTCATCACGTGATGCTTTGTTTGGGTTGTATGCTAATTTGATAACATTCTTAATAAATCCACGATTATAGCCTGCTGGAGAGAACCAAGGATCACGAACATTATCTGTTCTAGCACAAAGACCTGCAATGTCGCCATTCAATGGTGACCATGTGTAAACATCATTGTACTTATCGTAGCGATATTTGTATCCACTATCCATTACTGCGTAAGAGGAATTGATAGATGTATTATCTTTAAAAGTTTTAATCGCTGTTAGTGCGGCACTAGATGAAGCATTTACAACATCTGAGTACTGTGGTGAAATAAACGCAACACAGTCTTTTCTGGATTCCGCAATATTCTGGATTGCTTGTGCTGTAACAACTCCGTTTGTACCAACCGCTTTACCTTGCATTAGCAGTGCTACATCAACTTCATCATCGTTAGCAAAAAGATTGTAACCAGTATCTACTGCGG